GATCCATCACAGATCTCATTGTGGGCGTACAGACAGGCGGTTCAATAGGAATCACTCAAACAATCTCCATCACGGCTCTAGGAGCCCTTTCAAGGCTTCCAAAGGTACTCACCGAAGGAGTCTTAATCAAAGAGCTAGACGGTGAGCAAATCTATGATGTTTTAGCTGGAATCCTTTTTGGATCTTGGAATGAAGTTCCAGCTGCTTTGACTTGGGCTGGATACGATCCGACAACGACTTGGGCTAATGCAGAGAATTCCGGACTTGGCGAAATTGATACTGGAAACTATGAGCTTTCGGCTCGGGCATCATCAATCACAGACGCATATTCTTTGGTGGCCGCTCTAGCGACATCAGGGCTCGGTTATCTTTATGAAAATTCGTCTGGACAAATTAGCTATGCGGACAGCACCCATCGGAGCACCTATCTATCTACAAACGGATATGTGGATCTAAGCGCAAATGACGCTTTTGCTTCCGGACTTGAACTTGCAACCCGATCTGGAGATGTTCGGAATTCAATCACAATTCAATACGGAAACGGGCAAGAAGTCTCTGATTTTGAACAAACTTCAATTGATGTGTACGGGACTTTGGCTCAATCAATACAAACGACGCTTCACAATACGGTGGACGCGAATTCTCAAGCCGCTTTTTACTTAGGACTACGAGCTTTTCCACGAGCCAATTTCAATCAAATTTCATTCCCACTTGGATCACCGGAAATCGATGACTCCGACCGAGACAATCTTCTCGGCGTATTCATGGGAATGCCCGTGACGATCAACGACCTACCCATCAATATGGGGACTAGATTTCAAGGATTTGTGGAAGGCTGGCAATTTCAAGCCGGAATCAATTCGCTCACTTTGTCCATCTACATGGCTCCGACCGAATTCTCAATTCAGGCGATGAAATGGAACGATGTGAGTGGCGCGGAGACTTGGAACACACTATCAAATACACTTATCTGGAACGACGCTTTCATCGTCGCTTAAAGGAGAAAAATGGCAACTACAACACCCAATTTTGGCTGGACAGTCCCAACTTCCACCGATTTAGTTAAAGATGGCGCAACTGCCATTGAGACTCTCGGAGATGGCATCGATGCTTCTTTCGTCGGTCTTAAAGGTGGCACGACTGGACAAGTCCTTTCAAAGACTTCCGGCACAGATCTCGCATTCCCATGACCGAGATTGCAAAGACCAATGCAAGACAGACTCCGATGAAGACGATGAGTCGAGCTTTGAGCTGTTCATTGGTTAGCCGTCGAGACGGTTTGGCTGTCATTGAAGTGTTCTCCAAGTATGTCTTCAGTACAGATTCCCTGAACCTTACATTGTGGCGGATTGCATTCAGGCTTTTCCCAGTTCTCGAAGAGCTGACAGTCATACCGCGTCCATCCTTGATATTGACTACATCCGGAAAGCCCTAGCGGAATGAATAACGCTAGAGCAATCCGAAGTAGTCCCCGAGTCACTTCCCCTTTAACCCGAAAGCTGAATCGTTTGGATTCAAGTAGCGCAAGACCACAGGAAGCACAGCTGCGAGCCCTGCTCCGGCGATTGCCTTTGGATCCGTAATCCCTGCCATGTACACAGCGATTCCAGCTGCTAAGAATGAACGCGCCCATGACGCTCCAAGTGCTTTGATGTCTGTCATTTCTTCTCTTTCTTCTTAAGAATAGATTTCTTTGGTGCATCGGCTTCAACGATTGGATAATCGCCTTTGTATGGGACATATTTTGGACGACCAAAGCCGACCACTTCTTTCCCAATAGTCCGGCTCTTTACCATAACCATTCCGCCGTTGCGCTGATCTCCGCTGCCGGATGTATTGCCTTCGATGGTTGTGATTGTCTTGCCATCGACTCCGACAACGATTCCCACATGAGAAATCCGATCGACTCCGTCATGTGGAAAGTCCATAAATGCAAAATCTCCAAGTGCCGGTGTCTCGCTCCATCGTGAGATTTCCTTGAATTTGTGAGCTCCCACAGCTGTGGAAACAACCGAATGAACTTTGACTCCGGTTTGTGCCAGCACCCAATTGCAAAATGAACCGCACCACGGTAAGCCATTGGCTTTTGTGAATTCGCCGTATTTGGTCAGATTGTCGCCTTCTTCAATTGTACCGATTTCGGCTTTTGCAATCTCAATTGCTAGAGCAGCCGATCCTGTTGGATAAGTCATCCGAGAAGTGCTGCCGCTTCTTCAGCTGAAAGTCCAAGCTTGTCAAGGATTGCTTGCTTCGCTTGAGCCTTTGCGTCAAGTTCAGCTTTTTCAGCTGTGCTTTGAGCTTTATCCGCTGCTATTTGAGCAACTTCTTCGGCTGTTGCTACGCGTTCGATTTCTTTTCCTGTTTCAGCATTAACTTCTTTAATCATTGGTTTTGTCATTAGTTCACTCCGTAGATATAGACTGTTCCGTACAAGGTATCGGCATTTCCATTCAAAGTGATTGAATCAGTTGCGCTAGCGTTTAAGTGATAACAGTTGATGTATGTGCTTCCGATATTGCCGCTACCTACTCCGCTTCCGCCCATTGTTGAAATGAATTTGTAATCCGCAAGTGTGTAGTTATAGATCCAGATAACTGCATTTCCTCGACGGGCTGAAGTAGTTTCTGGTGCGTAAAGAATTGGCAAACGATTTCCTGCACTTGAGTTATATTGACTAAAACTTGTATAAGATTGATAACTGCCTGAATAAGAGTAGTTATTTCCAGTATCGGTATTAGCTCTGAAATAGACGCTATCTCCGCCCGAAGTATAAGCAGAACGCAAAACAATCATTAGATGTTTATATGACTGACTAATGGATGAAATTGTGGTCGATACAGCTGAAAGTGAAGTGGTTGAAAGCAAAGTAAATCCTCCACCTGAAGCCGTAGCCCATTTCATGCCTGTTGTTTCTGCTGAATCGGCTGTCAATACTTGACCGTTTGTACCAACCGCCAATCGTGCAAAGGTATCTGCGCCAGTTCCACCAATAAGATCGCCTTTGGCATCGATTGTTGTTGCCATTGAATTCGTAATAGTTACTGCTCCGGATGTGCCTCCGCCTGAAATACCTGTTCCAGCTGTGACACCGGTAATGTCACCTTGATCGTTTGCAATCCACGCATAGTCCAAATCTGTGTTTGAAGCTTTTGAAAGAATCTGTCCGGTTGTGCCACCTTTGAGATCTACAAAAGAAGCGTCGATGCCATCTCCCAGAGTCTCAATTGCTGTTGCTCCGTCTTTGACAAGGTCAGTCGAAGTTGGGACTGTCCAGCCAAAATTCGGCGTTGTCGTTGCCATATTGTCTCCTTTAAGCGACGACGAACGCGTCGTCCCAGATAAGTGTATTTGATAGTGTGTTCCAAGTCTCCGCGCCACTCACATCGTTCCACTTCATCGCCTGAATAGAGAATTCGGTCGGAGTCATGTAGATCGACAGCGTGAGAGAATTGATGCCAGCCTGTAATTGCCAGCCTTCGACAAAGCCTTGAAATCTTGTCCCCATGTTGATGGGTAAATCGTTGATTGTGACCGGCATTCCCATGAATACGCGAATGAGATTGTCACGATCTGAATCATCGATTTCCGGTGATCCAAGTGGGAATGAAATCTGATTGAAATTGGCTCGCGGATAGGCTCGGAGCCCTAGATAGTACGCCGCTTGAAATTCTGCATCCACGGTATTGTGAAGCGTCGTCTGAATGGATTGAGCCAAAGTGCCATACACATCGATGGAAGCTTGTTCAAAATCGGATACTTGTTGAGAGTTGCCATATTCAATCGTGACCGAATTTCGGACATCTCCGGATCGTGTTGCCAATTCCAATCCTGAAGCAAAAGCGTCGTTGGCACTTAGATCCACATATCCATTTGTTGCGAGATATGTGCTCCGGTGAGTGCTGTCCGCATAGCTAATCTGACCGTATCCGTTCTCGTAAAGGTATCCAAGCCCCGAAGTTGCCAAAGCTGCAACAAGCGAATATGCGTCGGTGATGGAAGCTGCTCGAGCCGAAAGTTCATAGTTGCCTGTGTCAATTTCGCCAAGTCCTGAATTCTCCGCATTTGCCCATGTAGTCGTTGGGTTGTATCCAGCCCATGTTAATGCCGCCGGTACTTGATTCCATGATCCATAGAGGATTCCTTCAAGGACATCGTAGATTTGCTCGCCGTCTAATTCCTTCGGCAAGACTCCTTCCGTAAGCACCTTTGGAAGCCTTGCAAGGGCTCCCAGAGCCACGATGGATATGGTTTGGGTAATTCCTATTGAACCGCCCGTTTGTACGCCCACAATGATGTCTGTGATGGATCCGCCAAAGATTGCTACAGGATCTCCATTTGAATCATCGATGAATACAGTCACGCTCGAATTGATTTGTGGATCTATGCCTGAATCGTCTAAATTGATAAGAGTGAGATTGCAATATCCGGCGATGGCTTGCTCATAGATGTCTGTGCGTCCGGAGCCGATATTTACATTTGCAAGCGTGACATTCTTGTATTCAAGATCATCGATTTGAATGCTCCAAGTCGGTGTCCAAATGCTCATACGAAAGCGAACCTATTCGCCCCTAGAGTTCCACGGGCATTTGAACGATTGAGTACATCCACGATTGTGCGAGCTGTGCCTTCCGCATCGATTGCACCATTGACCGTGATATTTACAGTCGATCCACCCATAGCGTTATTTGGCACGATTGTGCCGCTTGAACTAGGGACAAAGAGCTCTGCTCCGCGCTCGCCTACGACATAGGGAGTCCCTGCCGATACGGATCCGCCAGCTGCTCGGAAGCCACCGAATGCGTTGCTGATAAGTCCGCCGATGCCTTGAACCACCGGATTATTCTTGAAAAGATTTATCATATCTTGAATTCTCCCAATCACGCTTCCAATGATGGAAAAGAGTCTTTGGAATCCACCGACTAAATCTCCGACAAGGTTAATGACTACTCCAAGAGCAATACCCATTCCCTGAATTGCAAGCTTGAGCACTCCACCAATGAGCGGAGCTACATATTTGGATAAGAATTCAAAAAGAGCTGCAAATTCTTCTTTATTAGCCATGACAGCATTTTTAATCTGATCGAAAGCGAATTTAATGCCTTCGAAGATTGGAATGAATAGCTTCTTTGCACCATCGACGAAGCCGGAGAATGCAGATGTCAAGCCTTCTTTGCCGCCGATTGAATCGATAAATCCTGCAACCGCTGGAATAACCACATTCACGACTGTGTCAATCATTGGAGTGATTGCGTCTAGGACAAAGGATCCAATTGTTTCTTTGCCTTCATCGAATGCAACTTTGAGCCGAGCCATCTTGCCGGCAAATGTATCTGCCTGAATTGAAGCTTGATTGGCAAAAGTATCTGAAAGTGATTTGGTAATCTCTTCCATCGACATCGTTTTGAGTTGTGCCGAAGTAAGTCCAACGCCTAGTTTTGCAAGAGACGCTGTATTGCCTTCAGCTGCCTTTGCCATCGCATTCGTGACAGCTTCGAGAGATTTACCGGATCCGGCTGATACATCGAGTGCAACGGATTGAAGCTTGAGAGCTGCATCCGAATCCTTTGTGGCTCTGACTAGGCGTTCAAAGCTCGGGCGAAGCTCATCGTCTGTCTTGCCGGTAAGCAAAGAAGTCTTGAGAATCTGATCTTCGACGGCTTTAATTTGCGCGTCAGTTGCTCCGGTAACATTTTGTAATGTAGTCGCAAGCTTTGCTTGAGCTTGTTCATCCGCAATGGCAGATTCAACGCCTTGCTTGAGAAGTACGCCAGCATAGGCAAGAGCGGCTGCACTAGCGACGGCAAAAGCCGCGCCAGCCATCTTTCCAAATTTGCCCATCTTGTCGCCGAAGCTTTGCACTTCATTTTGTGCGCCAGCGACTCCGCGCTTTAATTCATCGAAGTCCGCATCGAAGGTGATCTTGACCTTTGGAATTCCAGCCATTTAATCGAGCCCCAATCGCTTGACAACATCTTGAACCATTTGAGCATATTCACGCGCCACGATTGGCACATAATAATCGACCGCCGGAGTGATCCAGTAACCGCGTTTGTTTGATGGAGCTTTGAATCTGTCTGTGTATGGGCGACCTAGTGAGTCCACGCCTTTGTGAGATCCAAATTCTGTTCCCCAAAGTAATGCGCCAGCTGGCGCGGCATTCTGACGAACCTTTGCGCCTTTGCCTGATTTTGATTGCTCGCCGCCATATTTGCGACCAACCTTTTTGGATCCGCCAATATCAACTCGAATCAAGCGATCGCGTTTGGCTGTGATTGTCTGTGCAACAAGCTTTGTCTGTGGAGCCGGAGCGGATTGGCTAAACATAGTGAGCTGTCCAGCAAGTCTTTGAGACAGCGGATAGGCTCCATCGCGGATTTCTTGTTGTGAGTCTTTGTCGAGCTTGTTAAGTAAGCCGATGAGATTGCGAAATTCGACAGGATCGACGGTGATGGCAAATGTGCCTCTACCTGCCTTGTTTGCCATTTCGCTTCTCCAAAATCTCGATTGCCGTGTAGATCTGCTCCGCCGTCTCCCACTCTTTCATCGGAATCCCTGTCGCAAGTGCTAGTTCAACTAGGACTCGATTTAAGCTTCCGACGGCGTAGCTTTTGGGCTATCCACTTCCTCGGATCGAATATCGTCCACGGTATCGCACCAAATCTCGTATGGTTTGATGGGCTGTCCGCCAAGCTCTCTTTTCTTTGCGTTATACGCTAGAAATAGAAGATCATCGAGTCCGACATTTTCGCCGAGCTGTGTAACCTTCAAGCCTGTCTTTCTTTCACCACCAAACGAATCAAAAAGGCATTGAGATGGCTCAAGACGGTACGAGAAGGCTCGAACTGGTTCAAACAGGCTCAGACGGGCTCACACAGGTTTTGGAGCCCATCGTAGAGAAGCTCTATGGCTCTACGACTCCACGAATTCACTCACGCTTGCATCCGGAGCTGCCTACGCGTGGACAAGAGCTCATCGACTTCAGCAATAGCATCGGATTCCCGTTGATGCCGTGGCAAGAATGGCTGGCGATTGAAGCGCATCGGGTCAAGCCGGATGGTCGATGGCTACATCCGCTTGTCCAGTTGGTCGTTGCCCGTCAGCAAGGAAAGACGACATTCATGAAGCAACGGATTCTCATGGGACTCTTTGAGTGGGATAACAAGCTTCAGATTGGCACAGCTCACCGATTGACGACTTCTCTTGAAACATTTCGAGATCTAGTTCAGACAATTGAAGGCAATGACGAATTGGCTAGACGCGTCCGGCGAATCCGTTGGGCTCATGGATCCGAAGAAATCGAGCTACTTCCCGAATTTGGCGGTGGCCGGTACATGGTCAAGGCTGGCGCTTCAGCTGCTCGCGGTATCTCAAAGCCATCGACCGTACATATCGACGAAACCCGAGAGCTCAAAGATGAAACGACTTGGGCTCGCTTTCGATATACGATGATGGCGGCGGAGAATCCGCAGCTTTGGTCATATTCAAATGCCGGTGATCAGCACTCGGTTGTTTTAAATCAAATCCGTGAAAGAGGAATCGGCGCAGCGGGTGGATCATCGGATGACATCGGTTATTTTGAATGGTCGAGTGATTACGACAAGATAGACGACTCCCCTAAATTCTGGGCTGGCGCTGCGATGGCCAATCCCGCTTTGGGTCACACGGTACATATCGATAATTTAAGAGCTGTCATGAATGACCCGCCAGATGTTGTCCGCACCGAAGTTTTGTGTCGATGGGTTCAGACAATCAGCTCTGCCATCCCTGCCGGCGAGTGGGCTGAGTGTGGAATGGATGGCTTTGAAGTAGATCGTGAAAATACCGTGTGGATGGGGCTTGACTGTTCTCCCGATCGTAGAGATGCCGCTCTTGTGCTTGCTCAAAGAATTAATGAAGAAGAATTCTTCGTCAAGCTTCTTCGCACTTGGCACAATCCAATTTCGCTCGATGACAAAGCAATTGCCAATGACATAGCCGAGCATTTTGCCGAATATCCGGTGGAAGTCATTGCGTACAGTCGCCGAACTTCTTCAGCTATTGCCGCTAGACTTCAACCAGCCGGAATCCCAATCGCCGACATAGACGGGGCTCTTTACGGTCAATCTTGCGACGAACTTTTGGGAAGCATTACCTCAAAGCGGCTTCGTCATGGAAATCAAGCCGAACTTACAAAGCAAACCCTTTCCGCAGCTCGACTCCCTTTTGGCGATGGCGGTTGGACTATTGGAAGAAGAGCGTCACAATCCACGGTTTGCGCTTTGGTGGCCACAGCTCTTGTCACACATTATGCGACACGCCCAGAGTCGAATCTTGACATTATGATTGGCTAGATGTAGGAACTTCTAAAATTGCGACATGGGTTTATTTGATTTATTTGTCACGGCTCCAAAGCCAATTGCTGATTCAAACATTGACGCTGCCCTTGCTCCTGTAAATTCTATTGATGCTCTCGGAGCTCCTTATTTTGCTTACGGCCAAAGTGCTACACGATCAGAAGCGATGGGCGTTCCCGTAATCGCTCGCGCCAGAGGAATAATCTGTTCAACGGTCGCCAGTTTGCCGCTCGAAACAAAAGTCAAAGAAACAAACCAAACTGTTCCATCGTTTCGTGTAATCAATCAACCAGATCCAAGAATCACCGGCGCAGAATTCTGGGCGTGGATTGCGGAAGATTTGCTTTTCAGACCGGCCGCATATGCCAGAGTGCTTTCACGCTATGCAGACACCGGACGCATTCAAGCAATGGAAAGAATTGCTCCGGAGCGCGTTGAAGTTTTAACAAATGGACTTGGTACAGAAATCGATGCGTATCGCGTCGATGGTTATTCAATCGCTCCTGAAGATTTGGTCGTCTTTGGAAATATGCAAGAAGGTTTGCTCAATCGTGCCGGCCGTACAGTACGCGCTGCACACGCACTTGAAAAAGCAGCGTATGACTTTGCACTCAATCCAATTCCACAAATTGTCTTGTCAAGCAATGGCGTACAGCTTCCAAAGGATCGCGTTGCTTCACTTATCAACGCTTTTAAGAATAAAGCTTCAAAGGCTGTCACATTTTTAAATGCAGATATTAAGATGGACACAATTGGGTACGATCCTAAGAATCTTCAAATGAATGAAGCCAGAAACTATCTGGCGCTAGAGCTCTGTCGTGCAATCGGACTTCCGGCGTGGTTTGCATCCGCTGATCCATCTTCAATGACATATTCAAATGCTGTCAATCAGCGTCGTGACCTTATCGACTTTTCAATTCGTCCAATTCTCACAATCATTGAGCAGCGTTTATCATTGACCGATTTCACTCCGGCTTCTCAATACATTCGATTTGATTTGGATGATTTCTTGCGTGGCAATCCTTACGAGCGCGCTCAAGTGTATGAAATTCTCAATCGCATCGGCGCAATGAGCATCGAGCAAATTCAAGAAGAAGAGGACATCATCGGATGAAGCTAACAACACCAATGACAATCACAGCGGCCGATTCTGAGTCGCGCACAATCTCCGGACGCATCGTGGCATTTGAAGAAGCTGCAAACGCATCAACCGGCAAAGTCGTATTTGCAAAGGGTTCAATTGAGCCAAAAGATGTGCTTCTTAACCTTGAGCATGATCGTACTCGCAGAATTGGAAAGCCACTTTCGATTTCTCTCTCTGAAGATCAGATGAGCATCAACGCTACTTTCAAAGTTGCTAACACAACAGCTGGCAATGACGCACTCATTGAAGCGAGTGAAGGTTTGCGCGATGGCTTTTCAATTGAACTTGCTGTCGATGATTACACAAACCAGAAAGACGGCACAATGCGCGTTTTGGCTGGCGAGCTCACAGGAGTTGCACTTGTATCAGAGCCAGCTGTCCGATCAGCCCGAGTCGCCGAAGTAGCCGCAACAGAAGGCGAAGAAGATTCCGAATCCGCAGGGGATGAGGATGTAACACCAACAGAAAAAGAGGACGAAGTGGAAAACACCGTTTCCGACGCAGACACCGTTCAGACGGTCGAAGCCGCACAGTCAGTAACAGCATCAGTTAAGTCATCAACATTCACAAAGCCACGCATCGAGCTCACAGCTGCAAAGTATCTTGAAAACAAGATTATGGCTGCAATGGGCGACGAGAATGCGCGTCAGTATGTTCTCGCAGCTGACAACACAACAGACAACGCCGGTCTTGTACCAACACGCCAGCTTGCTGAAGTAATCAACGGACTTTCAACAACAGTCCGTCCATCAATCGATGCAATCTCTCGCGGTACATTACCCGACGCGGGCATGACCTTCGAAATTCCAAAAATTACGGTTGCGCCAGCGGTCGGAACAGTTGCCGAAGATGCAGCATTCACAGAAACAGATCAGAATTCAGCTTTCGTTTCTGTCGATGTGAAGAAGTTCGCCGGCCAGCAAAAATTCTCAGTTGAATTGCTCCAGCGCACAAGCCCACTTTTCTTCAATGAGCTTCTCTCAAATATGGTCGCAGCAATGGCGAAGCAGCAGGACACTTACACAAACAGCGTTCTTGTAGCAGGTGCAACAGCTGACGGAACAACAATCACAACATATCCAACAGCCGCAGAGCTTCTTGGATTTATTGGTCGTGGTGCTGCTTCTGTTTATGCTGCAACAGCTGGCCTTGCAAATCCATTTGCTCGCAACATTTTGGTCAATACTTCACAATGGTCAAACCTCATGTCACTCAACGACTCAGGCCGTCCAATCTATAACGAAGTAACACAGCCAATGAACCAACCAGGTATCGCAACACCAACATCTCTTCGCGGTCGCGTTGCAGGTTTGGATCTCTTTGTAACAGCGAACACAGCTGCAACAACAGACACAGATGACTCAATCTTGATCATCAACCCAGACGCTTACACATGGTACGAGAGCCCGTCGTATCAGCTACGCGCGGAATCAACAGCAGACGGTTCAATTACCGTGGGCGTTTATTCATTTGGCGCTGTCGCAACAAAGATTGCTGCCGGAGCATACGGCATCAACAAAGGCTAATTAGCCTCACTTAATCATGACCCGATTCGCTCCCGAGTCGGGTCAGTCGTAGAAAGGGAAGAGCTCATGTCTATTGTCACTCCGTCCGAACTTCGTTCGGTGCTTGGCGTGAGCTCTTCTCTTTACAATGACACCTATCTTCAAAAGATAATTGACACAAGCGAGCTTTGCATTCTTCCGCTTTTGGTTTCATATTCTTCAGCTGTAACAAATCGCAAAATCAAATCAAATGTGGCAACGCTTTCAACAAACACTCCACACAATTACATCGTGGGTTCAAGTGTCGTCGTTGCAAATGTAGATGCGACTTTTAATGGCACATATACAGTCACAGCTGTCGATGGCGAATATCTTTTCTCTTATGCAAAAACAAATGCAGATATTGATTTTAATGCCGTAATTCCACACGGTGACACATATCTTTCAGGCAAGGATGCCGCGACAATCTACGCGTCGAATCCTGCTGTCTATGAAGCAATAATTGTCGTTTCGGTTGAAGTATTCCAATCCATCACAGCCGCGGGTGGTCAGATTGAAGGCGTTGATTTCCAAGTCACGCCATATCGCATGGGTCGCTCACTTTTGAATCGCGTGATCGGAATTCTTGGCAAGTCACTCGACACCGGAGCGATGCTGGCATGACGGCCTCATCCATCGCGGTCAATGTCCGCGGAGCTCTCAAGACAGCAATTGCTGGCGTAGCTGCAAACACTTATGACTCAGTACCAGAATCGCCGATTGTGCCATTTGCCGCTGTCGTACCTAGCACACCGTATCTTGAAGCCAATCTCATCGGCACATCAACCCGAGTCAAAATCAATCTTGTCATCACCGTTGGAGTCGCCATGTATTCCAACGCTTCGGCTCTCGACAACATCGAGAAGCTAGTCATGAGCATTCTGGCGGTTATTCCGTCAGGTTACACGGTGGGAAGCGTGTCTAATCCAATCCCGATGAATGTTGGAGCTTCAGAGATTCTCGCTTGCGAAATCGAACTTTCAACCCAATACACCCAAACGAACTAATAAGGAGTAACTATGGCAACGACCGTCATCACCGGACGCGATCTAGTTTTGACGATCGCGACCGTAAGCTACGACGCACAGGCAACATCAGTATCACTCGAAGCTGACCATGTTATTGAAACATATCAGACACTCGATGGACGCGCATATAAAGCAATTGACGACAGCTGGACACTTAATGTCGAAATGCTTGCAGATTGGGGAGCCGTCGGCTCACTTTGCGAATCACTTTGGACAGCAACAGAAAGCGCGCCAAATACAACACTTGCTGCATCAATCACAGCTGTCACCGGCGCCGTCTTTGCTTGCAACATCTTGCCAACATTCCCAAATGTAGGCGGTTCAGCACCGGACGCACAGACAGTTTCACTTTCATTCCAAGTTGTCGGCACACCAACCGAAACATTTAGCTAGAAAAGGAGATCGGGAGCATGAGAACACAAATCACAATTGAATACACATCTGGGGAGTCTGCAACCTATGTTGCAGCTCCGCCAGAGTGGGCGAAATGGGAATCAAAGACAGGCTTCAGCATTCAGCAGGCCAGCGAGAAGATTGGAATCTCCGATCTACTTTTCTTGGCATATCACGCCATGAAACGCGAAGCCGCTGGAAAGCCGGTCAAACCTTATGAAGCATGGTGCGACACCGTTGCAGATGTTCAAACAGGGGAAACCGAAAGCCCAAAAGCTACGCCGTCGGAAGTCTGAATCGACTACTTGTCGAGCTCGCCATTGCGACACATATCCCAATGAGTGAGTGGCAGACGGCGGAGCAGATAGTCACAGCAATCGAGATATTGGAGAAAAGGAATGGCAAATAAGCAGGGTACATTCGCTATTGCGGTTGAGCCGGCTTCTTTGCGCAATCTCATCCAGACTCTTAATTTACTAGACAAAGAAACTCAGGGAGAAGTCCGAGATGCGGCCTATCCCCTATCGCAGCGCCTTGCTGGTCAGTTGCTTATGTTTAGCCAATCAGCTCCATCTCCACAGACCAAGTTGGTCGCAAAGTCAATCACGGCTAAACGCGATCGCTTGATTCGTGTGGATGTTGGCGGTACAAAGAAGGTTGGCCGAAAGTACGGCGGAGAACAATCAAAGTCAGGCAAGGGCGCAAAAGTTCGTCAGCAATCTGCACCCGCTGGCGCTTTGCTCTGGGGAACAGAATACGGATCCGGTAAGGGTACAGACTCACTTGGTCGCGCTTACTCCAACCGATTCAAGGCCGCTCGTAATCCGCGGGGCTACTGGATTAATCCTGCCGTCGATTACTACACGCCAATAGTTGCAAAAGAATACATTGACATAGTCCAAACAATTATTCGGAAAGCAGGTCTTGAGTAATGGCTGGCATTCCAAAAGTAAAGATTACCTTTGACGCGGACTTCGATGAATTAAAGCGCGGAGTCAAAGGCGCGACAAATGAAGTTGAAGGCTTTGGCGACAAGGTTGGAAAGTTTGGCAAAGCGGCCGGCGCTGCTTTTGCCGTAGCTGGCGCAGCTGCTCTTGCTTATGGTGCGGTACTTTTAAAGCAAGGCGTTGAATCAGCACTTGCCGATGAAGCTGCACAAGCAAAGCTGGCGACTACATTAAAGAATGTCACCAATGCCACCGATGCTCAGATTCAAGCGGTAGAGGATCAGATTCTTCAGACTTCTCTATTGACCGGCGTGACCGACGATGAGCTTCGTCCAAGCTTTGAAAGATTTTTACGCGCCACAAAAGATTCTGAACAGGCGCTCAAGCTTCAGCAAGTTGCACTCGATGTTTCAGCTGGCTCGGGCAAGTCACTCGAAGCCGTTACCAATGCGATGGCAAAGGCGGCTGAAGGTAATACGGGAGCGCTCTCAAAGCTCGGAGTTGGCCTAACAGCGGCACAGCTCAAGACAATGGATCTTGAAGCAATCACAGCTTCACTTGCCGATACCTTTGGCGGACAGGCAGCTGTCAAGGCTGACACATTTGCGGGAAAGCTTGCGGTACTCAAAAACGCTTTCGACGAAGGCAAAGAAACTGTCGGGTCATTCGTACTCGATGCGCTGACTCCGATGATCAACACAATCGTTGGCACAGTCATTCCAGCAATTGCGAAGTTCATGGAATCTATGGGCGGAAAAGAAGGATTGACTTCGGCCTTTACGACATATATCAATATGGCAAAGACTCTCTTCATTCCAATTCTTGAAGGTCTGCAATTTGCATTCAACACAATCAAAAATGCTGTCGTGGATAACAAAGAAGAATTCACAGCGCTGTTCAAATTTCTCAAAGACTTCGTTGCTCCATTTATGGGTCAGGTTTTCAAGATTGCCATTCAAGGAGTTGGCATAGCTCTTGGAGTCGTCATCAATATTGTCGGTTCATTGATTTCAGGATTCCAAACACTCTTCGGGATTATCACTTCAGTCGTCAATGCAATTCAAAGCTTGATTTCACTCGTTGCAAACAATCCTGTGGTCAAGGGAATCTCTGGCGCAATCAGCTCGGCATTTGGCGGATTTCGCGCCGAAGGTGGTTCAGTTACAGGTGGCAAAGCCTATGTCGTAGGTGAGCAGGGCGCAGAGTTATTTGTACCTAGTGGCAACGGCACAATCGTTCCAAATGGCGCAATGGGTGGCTCAGTCATAAATGTCACCGTCAATGGAGCAATCGACGCTGAAGGTACAGCCCGAACAATTGTCGATGTGCTCAATCGCTCAAATGCTCGCGGTACTCTCGGCGCGAATAGGTTTGCTTTGGTATGACAATTTGGACTCCGACTTGGAGCGTTCAAATCGATGGCGTTGAATACAAGGATGTATCTCTGGCCAATTTAAACATTGGCGCTGGTCGAAATGATATTTACACTCAAGCCATTGCAGGATATTGCAATCTAACTCTCATCAATCTAGACGATTCAGGCATCAACCCGACAATCAATTCAGCCGTCACAGTATTCGTCAATGACTCAAATGGTGATCCTGTTGCTCTCTTTGGTGGTTCAATCACAGACATCATTGTCGGCGTTCAATCTGGCGGGTCAATAGGAATTACCCAAACCATCTCCATCACGGCTCTAGGGGCGCTCTCAAGGCTTCCAAAGGTACTCACAGAAGGCGTACTGGCAAAGAAGCTCGACGGAGAGCAAATATATGACATCCTAAATGGAATCCTTTACGGAGCATGGAATGAAGTGCCGGCAGCTCTTACATGGGCGGCTTATGACCCGACGACGACTTGGGCAAATGCTGAGAATTCTGGGCTTGGCCAAATCGATGAGGGCAATTATGAATTGACAGCTCGTTCAGCTTCAGTCACCGATGCGTACTCACTTGTGGCCGCTCTTGCCAATTCAGGGCTTGGATACCTTTATGAGAATGGCGCTGGTCAAATCTCCTACGCGGACAGCACACATCGAAGCGTTTATCTTGCCGCCAATGGATATGTGGATTTAAGTGCAAATGACGCTTTCGCCACCGGACTTCAATTGGCCACACGATCAGGCGATGTCCGCAATTCCATCACTATTCAGTATAAGAATAACCAACAGGTTTCGGATTTTGAACAAGCTTCCATCGATATATATGGCACTTTAGCTCAGTCAATCCAAACGACACTTGAACTTGAAGCGGATGCAGAATCTCAAGCCGCTTTCTATCTTGGGCTCAGAGCTTATCCAAGAGCTAACTTCAATCAGATTTCATTTCCAATTGGATCACCGGAATTGGATGATTCGGATCGTGACAACCTTTTGAGAGTTTTTATGGGAATGCCAGTCACAATCAATGACTTGCCGCTGAATATGGGTTTGAAGTTTCAAGGCTTCGTCGAAGGCTGGCAATTACAAGCCGGTATCAATTCACTCACGCTTTCCATGTATCT